GGTCTCCAAAAATTAATATTCAGCTAGCCTTACATTCAGTGTACTAGTTTTTTAAGGGATTGGAAACCCTTTATTTGATGTACCCAGACGTGGCCAGTAGGTCAAGATTTGTTTTCATATAAAAAGAAGTTTCGCTTTTTGAGCGAAACTTCTTTTTGCTCACGTCAAATTACTTGTTTAGACGCGCTGTCAGTTCTTTAGTCAATTCTTCATACCCTTGGCGACCCAACAGGGCAAACATATTCTTCTTATAATGGGGAGACCTTTAATAGGGAACACACGTTTAAGAAACGCGTCATATCAACATTTTGGCTTGAAAAAAGTCTTCCACCTCTTGCTCGATTCGAGAACGGTCTTTACTACTCTCTTTACTGCTCGCGCTTAAGATATTCGATGTATTTTTGATTGGCGCTCTTCATCACCTTAGGAGTGATTTGCGCATAAATCTCCGTGGTTTCGATGGATTTGTGACCGAGAATGTCTCTGATGTCATCTAGTGGGACACCGGCTTCCCGCAGCATCACACCATGTGTATGACGGAGGTCGTGAATTTTGATCTTTGGTAATCCGGCCCGTCTTCTGATGCGTTCAAACGCACCGTTAGTAGAGCGATCACGAATCGGTAAATATTGGTTTCGTTGGGACCAAGAATACCGAAAAATCAAATCATTAGCACCTGGAAAGGCTTTTTGCCCTTTGCGAATGACTGCTGCATTTCCGTAAAACAGCCGGTTGAAATCTTTCAACACTTTCACCAATCGTGGGGTCATAAAGAGCGTTCGGTTTGAAGCCGGATATTTCGGATCGTCAATAATGATGTCGTCTTTGTGCTCACCCTTCTCAGCGCGATAGAGTCGAGTCTTGGTGATTGAGACCGTATTACTGGATAGATTGATGTCTTTCCATTGTAAGGCCATCGCTTCTCCCTTGCGAAGGCCGAGATCAAGTATGGTGAGAAAAAAGGCGAACCACACGGGATCTCGTTCTCGCGCTGACGCCCTAAGAAAAAGATCCGACTCAGTTACCGTCCAGTAATGCAATTCTGTTTCGTCGGGTAGTGTGTTACGCGGGAATTCAACACCTTCGGTTGGGTTTGCGGTCACATAGCCGAGCTGTTTTGCCTTTCTGAATGCGTTCGACAGAGTTGCATTGATGATCACGACGGAATGATAGGATAGGGGAGCACCATTTGCACCACCATGCTTTAGCAGCCTCAAAATGAAGTCCTGGTGAATTGCGGGCGTGTATTGACGAAAAGTGTACCCGCCAATATTTGGAATGAGGTAATGATCAACCTGGTATCGGTAAATGATCATGGAGCCTTCTTTGACGTTGACTTTGTATTTGGTGATCCACTTCGTAAGCCAGTCCCGCAATTTCATCGTGCCACGGCGGCCGCTATCAGTATCGTTGGCAATTTCGTTTTCAATACGTTTACCATACCGATTGGCCTCGTCGAACGACCGAAATCCGGCTTTGTGATAGGTCTTGTTGATGCCTTTGCCCGAGTCATAACCGGCGTATCCCCGAACTTCCCAGCGGTATTTTCCACTTTTTAGCTGATATTTGTTAATAGAAGCCATGTTTTCACCGTCTTTCTGAATTTTGTCAGGTTATAATACAAACTCTAGTTCGATTGAAGCGTGAAAGAAAAGCCCCGTAATGGGGCTGACGTTCATTTGGCCATCGCAAGATTTTTTCTGACTGCGTCCTTGTCTTTGAAGTCATAAACGTTAATTCCGTGCTGGCTTAGTCCATCGGCAAACGGCCGGCTTTTCGCATCTAATCCGTCGACCAAAACATTAATTGTCGCATTACTTCCGTAATTGTCATCGCGAAATTGTTTGGTGTCACTCCAAATGCCGATTATGATATCCATTGTATTTTTGCTTAAGTTTGTGTACAGCTTCATCAGTCGAAAATCGTTTGATTTCGGAGTGAAAAGGTACTCAAAACGGTATTTCACATAAGATTTTCCTGGTGCAAATATTGGGCCAATGAAACTGTAAATTTCCCGGTTGCTGTCGAAGAAGGCTTTTACGTCGTCATAAAAGACACTTGCAGTGTTGCTATGATTAAAAAACGCTAAGTCAGAAACGTTAATCAAAACTTGCGTCATATCCGTAATTGATTGGGAAAGCTCTTTACGGGTCGTGGATTGTTGAATCACGGCATCTTCGGTCAAATCGATTCCGTATGGCTTTAATAAAGAATTGAGAATCCTTTTTCGATTTGAATTGCTTTTCATTACGTCAATACCGTTAGTGGTCAAGTTCCAAATTGTGTAGCCCTGATCTGAAAGGATGTATTTATTGCCAGCCATGTGCACGTTTATGACGATACCATCGCCAAAACTATCTGTAAAAGGCGTAGTAATCCGAAATGAGTCGTTTTGAAGCAAGGTGAATTTCGAATTTTTTTGCAAAAAATTTGACCACTCTTTGGAAATTTCTTGAACTTGATCATCTTTAAACGCCATGCTTCTCAGGCCTCCTTATGGTAAAAGTGGAATATCAACGCGCAGATTTAATTGGCTTGGATTACTGACGCGTTCATAATCCAATAGATCGTGTAAAACTTGAAAGAAATCATCTGAATCTTGAATTCCTGCATAGGGCAGTGCAAAGCAACGTGTGTGTGTGATTCCATCCGCTTTGGCATAATATTCATCCGCCGAAAAAACGTTAATACGATTTCCACGGATGATGGATCCATCAGCATTCTTATGAAAACTGTCATTCAAATTCACCCTTGCGAGTGTCAGTTTTGTTCTCAAGTCCATGAATTGCAGATGGTTATTGCCGTCTGCAAAAAGATAGCAAAGCTGAAAAGTATGCCCATTCGCAGCCTGCAGCTGAATTTTGCCACTTGCGTTTTCGAAAAGTACAGCCGAATACCTTTTTAGAAAATGCTTAATCCATTTGGTCATTTCATCGGCCTGACTCTGAGTTAATTGCAATTCTTCCAAATTTTGTCTCCCCAGCCCCCGCTTCGGCGGGGCTATTTTTTTATCCAGCTTTTAACGTCGTCAGGATTTGGACGCTCAGAATAAAAAGCACTATGATATCATTGAGTAGAAAGGTAATGGTGATTATGGAGAACCATTTTAAATTCAAAGATGGCCACGTCTTTGTGAACGGAACTGAAATTGCGATGGTCACCGATATCGACATCCATCCACTGATTAACAAACCGGCTCAAATCCAGTTGAGCTTCAAGGCTATGAGCTTGGATGTAGAGTGGTCGAAATTGCCGCGACAATAATACATCACGAACGCAGTCTGAATCTGGCTTCATTAGTATCATCTTCCCAGCCCCGCTTCGGCGGGGCTATTTGTTTGCCCTGAGGAGCGGATGAACGAAAAGGCCATTATAAGGGACGTTCTATCAGTCACTGCGGGTATACTTTGGCAGTGCCATCTAGCTTAGTACGCGCCAAAAAGTTTCCGTTAGGTGCTTGCAGTACGATGAATACTGGAATTGAAATATCACACATTGCAGCGAGGTGTTGGGTGTTATCGAAAAGATGGTCAGCATATGCTTGCAAAGTCGCTCGATCGAATGCTGCGGTTTCAGCAGTAGCGGTGTAAGTGACTTCACTGCCACCATTCAGTTGGTAGGAAGACAGGTGCACAGAATCGTTTTGAACACGTGCCTGTAGGGATTTCTTGAAGGAGTCCAGTGCCATGCTCTTGGAGGCGGCCTTAGACGACTGTTCGGACTTGCTGGAAGCTGCGGAGGAAGAGGATACCGACGATGATTCATTGCTACTTGAATCGCTGTTAGCGGACGAATCATCTTCCTCACTTTCCATGCTGCTTTCGGACGACCTTTCCGCTTGGATGGCTTTCCTAGTAAACACTATTTTCTCTGAAGCAAGCGAATTCTTTGTTTGGAATTCATCGAGAGTATCGTAATGTTTGTTAGTCACATACAAAAATCCATAGTCTGAATTTCCATCTGTGTCCGCGTAAAGGTCCCATTTGCCGGACCGTACACTACTCGAATCAATAACATGTCCATTGGAAACAAAAATGACATATTTTCCTTTTTTCACGGTGCCAGTTAGGCTATCCGGCAAGTCATAGGCTTTTCCATTTGTTGCTCCGTCAATAACTTTTAGCCCGACGGACGCCGGACTTCTTTGATAAGCGACGTAAGCAATAACAATGATTAGTATGATAGCAACCGTCAAAAAGATTGGAGATTTTGATTTCTTACCAAGCATATTACTCAAAACATGATCTCCCTTGTTTTTAGCTTTTTACGTCATCAGGATTTGGACGGTAAACACTCTTGCGTTTCAGAACAAATACTCGGCCACGGATTCCTGGACGCTGCCGATTTCCCAGGATGGAATGTGCATATTGTCCATCCAATCTACCACATTGATCTGATCCGGTTGACAGTCGCCATCGATAGTCAATGGAAGAAGAATCTCAAACGCCTTCTTGTTAGCGTGATACTCGTACTTGCTATGATTGGCGGTTGTTGTGAAATACAGGATCGATGAGTCGTCACCGTCCAGACAGTGACCTATTTCGTGGGCGGCGACGTAGGGCAATTGGTTCTGATCTCGCCAGCACATGTTGATTACGACAAGGGACTTAGCTGGGTCACTAGCAGACGGCGTGTCGGGTTGTAATTCTTTGGTCAGGATGAAGCCGACACCGTGTCGACGTGCGTAATCGAGTACCTGGTTGAAGAGCTCCTGATATTCTTCATTCATCGTCACGATCACTTCCCAACAGCCGTTTGATGATCTTGAGGTCTTCGTCCGGGATCGGCTTGCCTTGGTAAGTCATGATGACGTCATCGTCGTCGATGTCGACCTTCTTAGGTTTTCTGTCTTGGGTGTTACCTAGTAAATAATCGACGGAGACGTTGTACAGTGAAGCAATCTTGCGCAATGTGGCAAGGTCTGGGTCACGACGCCCCTGTTCATAGGAAGCGTAAGTCGTTTTTGCGACGCCTAATTTTTTTGCCACGTCTGATTGCGTCATATTGTGACTGGCTTTTCGAACTTCCTTCAATCGGTCAGACAACATATCTTCACCCCCGATACCGTCATCATAATACGCAAAGCGCGTATTTAGTAGTCATAAAAATAAAATCGTCAAAATGAATATTTTGTGTTGAAATAGTACGACACTACGCGTACTATTATCAGTGTAATCAAGTACGCGTATTGTACGACAAGGAGATGAGGCAGCTTGACTACTAAGAACCAGCGACGCAAGTGGCTGCGCAAATTGCGAAAGGATATGGGAATGACCCAGTACCAGATGGCAGTGTACTTGGGAATACCCAAGACAACTTACTCGTCTTACGAGCAAGGCTATCGCACGCCCGAAGTTGATACTGCGAAGACGCTTGGCGGAAAGCTCAGCATTGATTGGACTTATTTTTTTGAGGATCATGTACGCGATTTGACTACTAAAGAGGCCACAAAATGAAAGGAGGTGACCACGAATGACCAATGACGAAATGATCCAAACGCTTTGCGAGGCTTTTCCAAATGTTGCCCACTCATACTGGCACGGCATGACTCGATACGAGCTCAGCAATCAGATCAAGCTGCTGCGGTATCAGCAGGAACAATCAATTGAGGAACGTCTTGCCTCCATGTCTTAAGAATACCGGGTTTGGCACCGAATTGGATTATCCGGTTTTCTAAATAAAGGAGTAGGTGAAATAAATGAAACTGAATATCAAGAGTCCATTGACTCGGTCGTTGAGTAAAACCAGGGTGACTCAGAAAGCCCTCGCTTACGACACAGGGCTTAGCCGGGCCACCATTAACAATTACACAGCTGGAGGAAATGTTCAGCCGAATGAGGCAGTAGACATTGCTAATGTGCTTCGAGACCCGGAAATGTCAATGGAGATCGGCAATATGATGTTGGGCTTGTTCAAGTCCTTTAACGGAGACGCCTTTTATCACGATTTGCGGGCGCTGGATGCTTTCGACGAAAAGGAATCTGGCGAGGAGCAGGCTGCGTATACTGCGCACCACATTCGGCAGCTGATCAGTATGCCACAGCTCACGCCAGAGCAAGACGAAGAATTGCAGGATTGGCTCGATGAAGTACTTGATGCGGTACTCATGAAGATCACGTTACTGGTAGCCGGCACCGAAGCACTAGGAACCACACCAATGGATCTGTTACAGGCCCGTATCCCGTACTACAAGGCGCAGCATTATATGAAAGGAGATGATCCAACATGGGAGGCTTAAGAGTGCTAGGAACATATCGTCGGCCTGACCGCAAAGCAAAGGAACCGGAAATTCAGGCCGCACGACCTACCAGCTATTTTGCTGAAAAATGGGGCTACAGCAACTCGACTATCTGGCGATACACAAAACTTGCAGAAGACCCATTGCCTTCATACAGAGTTCAAGGCAGCCTGCGGATTGATGTGAAAAAGGCGGCTGCATGGTGGGAACGGCATTCGTCGGAAGGCGGTAACCAATGATTACTCCCAGCGAATTACTAATGGTGATCCTGCTCATGGCCGCAACTGCCTCAGTGATCACGGCGATCATTATCCGGCCGGACTGGTTCGGACTGGAAGATGACGACAAAAAAGCCGCTGACGAGGGCAATCGTCAACGACCGGAGTAGATAGCTTATCACAGGCTTTTACTCCTCTAGTTTAGCAGAAAAACGGAGGTTAGAACAATGGATATTAACGCAAGCAATTACAGCTTGGCGGCCGCCTATGACCGGCTGCAACCAACCACAACGGCTCACGACGCTCTCGGTGAATTGGTAGTACCGGGTGACTATGTGTGGATCTTTGATCCGCAGCTTACCGAACAGGAACGTGCTTACTATGCCGTACTGAACAAGGGCCAGCGTATCCCTACAGTACCTAATATGGTTGTTTATGACGGTGCCTACACGCCATCAAACTACAACGCTGATGAGGCCTATGTTGACTTCAAGATCAATCAAATCGGAACCATTGCCTTCATCGAAGAGATTCTGGGCGTCAGCGTCGCAGACTTTCTAATCGGACAATATGACGATCAGATCCTTAATCATGACGTGTTGCGTCGGGTACTCAACGTTTACGCGGAATTCGGCGAATTGGCATTGAACCAAATGCTCAACATCGACATTGCAGACGAGCTAAGCGATTGGCTGGACCGTTACGACGGGTCAATTGTTAAAGACTATCTCGACGCACAAGAAACGGTTTGGGGGGAATAAGAATGGCAACTAACGAACTCGTTGCCGGTGTGATCAATCGCATCGACGCAATGCAGAAAGAACAAAAGATGGCTCTACCGGCCGGGTACAATGCCGCCAACGCCTTGAACATGGCCTGGTTGCAGTTGACCGACACTTCAAACGGGCAGTCCCTGGTCGCTAAGACGACGCCAGAGAGCCAGGCTAAGGCACTACTCAATATGGCGTTACAGGGACTCAGCCCAGCCAAGAACCAGGTGTATTTCATTCCCTACGGCCGGAACCTCACGCTGATGCGCTCGTATTTCGGTAGCTTGGCGATTCTCCAGCGCTTGGACAATGTCAAGGATGTCTGGGCAGAGGTCGTCAGAGAGGGCGATAAGTTCCAGATTGGCTCTGATCGTGGCCGCATGGTCGTCAAGACCTACGAACCGTCGGTCGAGAACTTGGACAAGCCAATCGCCTACGCCTTCGCGGCCATCGTCGATAACAACGGAATCACCAACTATACGATCATGACCAAGAAACAGATTGACACGAGTTGGAGTCACGCCAAGACGACGAAGGTGCAAAAGGAATATCCAGACCAGATGGCCCTGCGGACGGTGCTCAATCGGGCCGCCAAGTGGTTCATCAATTCTTCTTCCGACAATGACTTATTGATCCAGGCCATTAATGAAACGACGGCTGACGAGTACGACAACGAGAAGAAGGATGTCACGCCTGCCAATATCGACGATCTTCTGAATGCCCCGGGCCAAGAAGAGGAACCCAAGCTGCGGAAGGAGGTGCCATCCAATGAGCCAAAACCAGACATCACTCACGACCCCAGCGGACAAGCAGAACAAACCAGTCTCGACGACGAAGACCTTCCAGCTTTCTGAGCAATGGAAACCAATTAAGGGCTATGAGGGGATTTGCGAAGTCAGCTCCTTTGGGAGAGTTAAGAGCCTTCAGCACACCATGGTTTCGAAGGATGGGAAGACTCGCTTTTTTCCAGAAGTTATTAAGAAGTTTAGCCAAAATTGGAGCGGATATCTTCTGGTTAGCCTTTCAAAAGGGGGCCATTCAAGAACCAAGTCAGTACATCGCTTGGTGGCTCAAGCTTTCTTGCAGGATATGTACAAGCCAGGTCTTCAGGTCAATCACATCGACCAGGACAAGACAAACAATCATGCCGACAATCTTGAATGGGTGACACCTTCTGAGAATGTGAACTATATGGATCGAAATGAACGCTCGATTGCCACAAGAAGAGCTAGTGGCGGGGAACGATCACGAATTAGAAAGGCTTCAAAACGAATTCGTGCGACTTCAATTGATGGGGGCTATTCAATCGTATTAGTGTCAGCTTCCAAAGCATCTCGAAAGTTGCACGTTAATCTTGGACACATCTGTCAAGCAGCACTTGGTCGACGGAAAAGTGCTGGAGGTTTCACTTGGCAATACATCGAAGGTGGTGGCCAAGATGTCGACTGATGTAAACGCCGAAAATTATTACTCCCTGGATATTGCCTCGAAATACCGGTCTGTCAGCTGGATTAAGAAATTTCTAGCTTGTGAAGCGGAGGCATTGGCTGAGCTGAAAGGTACTTGGACGCCGAAAGGAGATCCCACGCCCTTGTTGGTTGGAAACTACCTCCACAGTCATTTTGAAAGCCGTGAGTCTCATCAGGCATTCGTCGAAGATAACGCGTGGAATATATTCAAGACCAAGGCGGCCTCCAAAAAGGACAAAGCTGATGGCGCAGAGGTTCGTTTGATTCCAGACGCCGACGGCGAAAAAAAAGAGAAGGTACTCACGGACAAGAAAACGGCACCATTCAAGCAGGCAGACAAAATGATCCAGACGCTCGAAATGGATCGGACATTTCAGAAGGTATATCAAGGGGAAAAAGAAGTGATCCTCAAAGGTGAAATTGGTGGGGTCCCGTACATTGGAAAACTAGATTGTTTCGATCCAACCCGATCGTTCTTCTTAGATCTCAAAACGACCCAGGACTTGCACAAGAAATACTGGATTGCCGACGAGAAGCGCTGGGGGTCATTTGTGGAGGCGTATCAGTATCCGCTCCAGATGGCCGTTTACCAGGAATTGATCCGACAGAACTACGGCACGCGCCCGGCACCAATCCTGGTGGCCGTGAGCAAGCAGGATCCGCCGGACAAAGCCTTTGTGGCAATTCCTCAGGACAACCTGGACGAAGCTATGCAACAGGTACTGGACGACCAACCACGAGTGGAACGGATCATCGCTGGCGAAGTTGAACCGCAACGCTGCGAGCAATGCGACTATTGCCGGTCCACGAAGCACCTGGGGAAGATCGTCAGCATGAACGAGTTGATTGACTAGGGGGTGAGACATTGGATTATTTCAAGCAGCGACGTGCATTCCGTCAGTTCAAGGTAGCGGTAAAGAAACTCACCGTTAATCAAGCTTGTCTGTATCGCGAATTATTGGATTACGCGAACGATAGCGGATTACTAGATGTTCCTTTCCGCCTCCAGAACGAGTACATCATGTCGATTACTGGAATAAAGTCTTCCGACGGTCTCTCCACCGCTCGTAACGCTCTAGTTCAGCAGGAACTCATTCAATACGTTAAGGGAAAAAAGAATGAGGATACACCAATCTACAGAATTGTTCCGCTAAGCCCTGATGGACGTCCCAAACCAGAAAAACGGAACAGAACAAGAAAAAAAACGGAACAGAATGCGGAACAGAACACGGAACAGAATGCGGTGCAACCTGCGGAACAGAACGCGGAACAGTTCTTTACTGGTACTGACTTAAACATGACTAATACTAATCATCATGATGAGCTTCCGGGAAAGAAGAAAGACGACCAGGAGACCAAGGACCGAACCCGAGTCTTTGAACTTTGGGAACAGTCGTTTGGTGGATTTATGGCACCGTTGATCCAGGAGGAACTCAGGGACTGGCTAAAGACTTTTCCAGCCGATCTGGTGGTGGAGGCCATTAAGCGCGCCGTCGGTAATCAGGCGAAATGGAGCTACGCGAACGCCATCCTGCAAAATTGGGATCAGCAGAAGCTGTACACGGTTGACGCTGTCAAGAACGCTGATGCCATGCATAATGCTGGCCGGTTTAACAAACGTGGTGCGTCCCAGAAGCCAAAAACGAGCCAGCCACCGTGGGCGGATCCTAATTACGTCGCACCGAAAGCTAAACCAGCTGACGAAGAGACAAAAAGGCGTTTGGCTGAACAGATCGCGCAGTTCAAGAAGCAGGAGGAAACGAAATCATGAAGAGAATCGAGAGAATCGAGAGCATCGTGATTCCATTACCATTGGCGGCCACAAAAGCCTATAAAGACGTGACGCTAAACAAATATATTTCTGCCGAACGGTCCAATCGCTTCGCCGCTGCGAGCCTTAAACGACAGGCTACCGACAATTGCGCTTTGTGGGTCAAAAATGCCATGAATGATGGTCTTGACTGGCAGTGGCCGGCGGATCTCTGGTTCCACTGGCACGTCCCAAACAATCGGATTGATCCGGACAATATTGCGTTCCAGAAAAAGTTCATTCTGGACGGTATGCAAGCAGCCAAGCTGCTGCCGAACGACGACATGAAGCATATTCGCAGATTCCACGACGCCTTTATGGTTGAGCCTGCGGGTCACGGATATGTTGAAATTAAACAGGAACGGAGCGAGTGATATGAGTTATCAAATTATCGGCTGTGCAAGCCGACAGGCATACGGGCCGTCGTTTGATACGGCCGAGGAAGCTTATCGCTATATCAACGACGTGTTGGAGGACACAAGTTCTGATGCGCGGAAAGAACAGCGCAAGCGGTCTACCAGCCGCTTATCTTTTGTCAGCCTACCGGAGCCTTTGTTCGTGGCTGACGATGAAGATCCGATTGAGGACCAGTTGCCATATCTGGGCCAGGATAAACGGCTCAAGGAGATCAACGACCGCCACGCATGGGAGCGAGCGCACAAGGTGCGGGAGGTAATGGGCTAATGAATGATTTAGTGATTATGCATGACCGGGAAGCTGTAACTAGTAGCATGATGGTCGCAAAAGTGTTTGGAAAGGATCACCGAAACGTATTGCGTGATATTCGGCATCTTGTTGAGGGTCTGCCCAAAATTGAGCAAGCCCCACATATGTTCGTGCCTGGCACAATGATCAACGAACAGAACAGACAAGAATATCCCGTTTATTACATGAATCGGGACGGGTTCACGTTGCTTGCAATGGGTTTCACAGGAGCGAAGGCGATGCACTTCAAGCTCCAATATATCCAAGCCTTTAACATCATGGAGATTCAACTGAAGAGCGGTTATCGCCTACCACAGACGTTCTCCGAGTCGTTGCGAATGCTGGCCGATGCCGAAGAGGAGAAAGCCAAGATGCTGCCGAAGGTGCAATATTTTGACCTGCAAATGCATAACCCTGGCTTGATGACCACGACTGTCATTGCCAAATCCTATGGAAAGTCAGCCATTTGGCTCAACAAGCAGTTGCAGGAAGCTAGGATATTATACCGCCAGGGCAAGGTCTGGGTGCTTAGACAGGAATATTCCGATTGTGGATATGCGGCCTATGAAAATTTCTCCGACTTGGATAATGACGGTGTGCATCCGCTGCTTAAGTGGACACAAAAGGGCCAGAAGTTTATCTATGATCTGCTCGAAGAACGGGGATGCCTGCCAATTGCTCAAGAAATTAAACAGCTGGGAGGGATCGGTCATGCGTGAGGTAACCGTCAAACAGATGACAAACGCCAATCCGCATCATTACATCTCCGGCGATCGGGTCGATGTGCCTGAACAGGTCTTTCTGGGCAACGTTTCCGTCGGCAATTATTGTTTACAACAGTAAAAACGGCTGTCACATTGGTGGATTCGGATCAACAGGCAAGGAGAATGAAGACAATGAATAAGGAAGACGCAAAGAAATACATTGCTGGAAGATTGGAACTAGCCTCAAGGCTTGGTGACCCGTTAACAGGGAATCAAAAAGTGGCGCTAGTTAGGAGTTTGCAGGCTACTGTTGACGCCATCGAGGTTGAGCACAAGCCTGTGGTTTTGCCCCGGAAAGCCGGGGAACAATGGACCAAGCTAGTTAGTCATTATCATCCTTCATATAATCCGATGGGAAATGATTGGTCAGGTGCTAATTATGCATTAAACCGTATATCAACTATTGGCCCATCTAGCCTTGAATACCACGACTTAGTTAACTGGTGGGCCAACACGAAAGATTCTTACACTCAATTGGTTGATGCCGCGCGTTATGGCTGGGTGTCAGAGCCAGAGAAACAGTTCGTGTTACCAATGGAAGAGACGGGAGACGACCTGACAAATCTATACGCAGTTAAAGATACCCAAGGAGATTGGGATGTGAGGCCGGCAAATGATGACAGGGGCGCAGTGCTTAACCATTACACCGTCGGCCAGTCGGATATTGATTCCGCACCCGCATGGGTTAAGGCTATCAAACCTGTGGAGGCACACTATGACAAGACCGATTCTTGATATGACTGCAGGTAGCCGCATGTTCTGGTGGGATAAGGAAAACCCACTTGCAGCGATTTCCGATAACAGAGAGGTGACTGACGATGAGCGATGAGACGAAGCGGGACGTGTTCGATGAAGTGCGCTACAAATTCCGTAACTTCAAAAATAAACATCGTCATGGCATGTATGTATCACCAGATTCAATTGACCACTACCTCGGCGATGCACTTAAACGTTATGCCGCCGCCTTACCAGATGATCTGCCAACGTTGCCCCGTATTATTGGAGAATACCTTAAGGATTCAAAACTAGCACACAATGGAATATCATTCTTGTTTCAGGTTGGCAATCATGCCATGAGCGATTATCGTATAGCTTTTGAGAATTGGGCTTTTACAGGTAAAAGCTTTGATGAGTATGAGAAGGGCGACACCTTTGCCCGTGCATGGGTGCTAGGTGTCTGGCGCGTTGAGGAAACCGGAGAAATCGTGAAATTGGAGGCGGAGAAATGAACAATGAAGTGCTGATCCTACCGAGTAATTTCGGCTTAGATGATGATGATTTTCGTGCAGTAGTATACGACGACGGTAGCATGACCCTTTTTGACGGGCCAGGCGTAGTGGAAGATGAAAACACGGTGTTTTTCCGCGTTTCTGCCGAAAACATGAAGCCATTTGTGGAATGGCTAAACAAGAGGATGGAGGCGGAAAAATGAGTAAACATTGGGTACAGGATTCCGTTGAAGTCGAGAACCCATATCGGTATCGCGGCTACAAGGTTGGTGAGTTGCCTGTCTTCGATATTCAGAATGACCGGTTCGTGTATCAAGATCATGGTAAAGTGGTCAAAATTGAGGAATATAGCATTTCTGATACAAAGAGCTTTGGAATCGTCAGTAACGTGATTTTTGAAGATGGTACGGTTACAGCTATTCAGAATGGGCCAGGCTATATTACCAGTGGACATTGGGAGGACGAAGCTGATGCGTGAGATTAAATTCAGATGCTTACCAACTTACGAATTAAGGTAACAAAAAAGGCCGCTTCCGCGACCACGTGTGCTTAACTCATGCAAATAAATTATAGCACAGGGAGTGGCCATGATGCGGGTAACACAACGGTTTTCGAGAGTAGACAGGGATAAAACAGCAGTGAATGCGGAAAAAATCTTGATCCAGTACCCGAATCGCAAGGTAATGGCTATGAGCCGTGGGAACACGCTAGCATCACCAGCTATGGACGGTATGCCTCGAAGCCCGTCGGTTGAAAACCATGCGGACGATAAGATCATTGGATATTTGGAAAATGACGACAAGCAATTCTGCGATAGGTGCGAAAAGATCATCAACACGCTTTTGCCCCAAACAGCAGTCAATGACAAATGGCCGATCATTCTTAAGATGCGCTACGTGGTGCTTAAACCGTTGCCTGACGACGTGATAATGGAACGTGTGGGCTATCAGTCCAGCCAGTATTACGAAGCCGTCAAAGACGCTCTATGTGCGTTTGCTGAATGGTGGCCGAATTATCAAGGAAGCCTCGTCGTCAGCAAATTCTAGACCGGACATTTACCGGACAAACACCGGACAAAGACCGGACACAAACCGGACACAAACCGGACACAAACCGGAGTGATTTGGACGTATTATGGTATTGTGCCAATTTGAAGGACAGCCTGCGAAAGCTTTCTTCTATGCAACCTCCTTTCATCGATTGGCGCGGCGAGTGGTTGAAAGCCGGGTTCGATTCCCGGTCGCCGCATTGCCCTCAAATTCTATATAAAGGATGTGGTATGGCTCACTCCTTCTTGCAATCGACAAGCTATACCGGGGGCAAAAAAAGTCATGCGATGACCCATATGGAGGGCGTGACGTATCACTGTGGCGGAATAGGTAGACGCTTAGTTAGATGATCTGGTTACGATCAGAAATCATATTGGCTGACTACCAATTGGTAATCATCATGTCAGGTGCAAATCCTGACCAGTGATATTACCGAAGGCACGGCGGAAAACGTGACCGGAGGCTTGTAGATAACTGTCCGCAAAAAACTGAACTCACTTAATTCATGCGGGCATAATCAAACAAACCGGCACCCAAAGACCGGGAATTTTGACAGGAAGACGTCTTGCAAAGGGCGTCTTTTTTATGCACTGCAAAAATCCACTGGAGATAATATGAAAAAATCAGAAAAATGGAAGCGCGGGCTACCCTATGTTGGCAATAAGGGCCAAAAAGCAGAAAAGATCATCGACATTTTGCCTGCTGGCAACCGTCTCATTGACGTATTCGGGGCCGCAAGGTCAAATAGCCCGAACGCAATGTGCTGTATCGTCTGTTACGGCTAAAAGCCACTCTTACCGTTGAGGGGACGATAAATGGACAGCACAGAGGCCATATTTGGTAAAGCATATGAACGGCATATGTATGTGGGTTCGATTCCCGCTGGCCTCATTGTCCAGTTTAGCGACCGGACACAGCTTGCGATGATCCCAGCTGACAATGGGCGAGCGAGCACTACATAAGCGGCCTTGCGCCGCTATTTTTGTACAGCGAACAGGGGGTACATTTTGAAAGTAGAAGAATGGAAGATTGAAGACGTCAAACCCTATGGTAAAAACCCACGAAACAATGATGATGCCGTCGATGCCACTGCAAACTCAATTAAAGAATTTGGCTGGCAACAACCCATCGTCGTGGATAAAAAGGGCGTTATTATCGTCGGGCATACGCGTCTGAAGGCCGCTAAAAAGTTAAAACTCCATACTGTGCCCGTTGTCGTCGCTGAAAGTCTCTCTGAAGAACAGGCTAAAGCATATCGCCTAGCTGATAACAAAACCGGCGAGCTTGCCGACTGGGATATGGGTTTGTTGGACGATGAACTGAATGCCATCGACGACATTGATATGACTGACTTTGGTTTCGACCTTGGTAGTCTCGACGATGATAAGGAAGTTGTCGATGATGAGTTCGATCCTGAACCGCCTGAAGAGCCGACAAGCCAAGTTGGTGACATCTACCAGCTTGGCCGGCATCGCCTCATGGTAGGAGATTCCACCGACACGGATCAAGTCACCGCGCTGATGGGGGGGCAACAGGCCGATCTGCTGCTTACTGACCCTCCGTATAACGTGGCCTACGAAGGCAAGACAAAACAGAAGATGAAGATTCAAAACGATCATCAAGCCAGCGATGAATTCTACGAGTTCCTGTTCAAAGCCTTTACTGCTGCCGCAGATAACCTGAAGGCCGGCGCTGCATTCTATATCTGGTACGCCAGTGCGGAAGTGGTGAACTTCGTGTCCGCTGCCGAGGCGGCCGGGCTAAGCGTACGTGAAGAGCTCGTGTGGCGCAAGAACAGCATGGTGCTTGGGCGCCAAGACTATCAGTGGCAGCACGAACCGTGCCTGTATGGCTGGATGAGCAATGGATCGCATGCTTGGTACTCTGACCGTAAGCAAACCACAGTCATGAACTTTGATCGACCGACTGCGTCCAAACTGCACCCTACGATGAAGCCAGTACCGCTCTTTGACTATCAGATCAAAAACAGCTCCAAGGCCGGCGATAATGTTCTCGACTTGTTTGGCGGATCAGAAACCACGATGATCGCCTGCGAGCAAGATGATCGCAACGCATACCTAATGGAACTAGACCCGAAATATGCTGATGTGATCATCAAACGATGGGAAGATTTTACTGGCAAAAAAGCTGATAAAATAACGAAATAAATCGACGGGAAAGCTTGCTTTATCGACCCTAAGAGTTATTATGAACATGTAATAAATAACAAAACGAGGGCAAACAAAATGACTAAAGAAGAAGCACAAAAAACATTCAACATCGCGGCAGGTTGCTACAACCGTGCACTTGCATTCGAGAAGCAAGCTGCCAAAGCAGGCGAATGGAATAACGCTGAATCCTTCCGCGGTCAAAAGTCCGAAGCAATGAGCGAGATGTGGAAGTTGTTAGCACAGTTTCCATCACTTGATCAAAGCAAAGTCGCATAAACGTGGTGAGGTTCGATTCCTTCTCACGCAATAGGCATCTCCCCATCGGGAAAATGGACAAAAGGAGATGTTAATACAAGCGGAGGCTCGCAACAGCCTTCGCTTTTTTGTTGCTGTCAAAGATGGAGCGAGACGCAGATTCATGCCCTGTGTCGGTGGTTCGAACCCGCCCGGTGACATATGACGATATCAGAGGGAGTGTGGTGAACATGTAATGGCAAAAGGAAAGTATCAGAAATGGCTGACAAAGCCGAAGCTGGCCGTACTAAATAACTGGGCACGACTGGGCCTGTCAGAGCCCCAGATTGCCCATAACATGGGCATTAGCTACTCCACCTTCAAAGTATGGAAGAAGAAGTATCCGGCCATTTCGGCCACCATAGAGGAAGGGAAAGAAGTGGTGGATGCTGTGGTGGTAAACGCCTTAATTAAGTCAGCCAAAAATGGAAACGTGCAAGCGATGACCTTCTGGCTTCGTAATCGAATGCCGGAGTATTTCCGCGATAACTCCTATAAAGAACTTAACGAAGCACAAGCCGCCAAGGCCAAAGAAGACGCACGCAAGGCCAAGGCTGAAGCGGATATTGCGGAAGCTAAGGCCAAATTGCTTACTGATGCAGATTCGCAAGACAGGACGGTGATTGTCGATGACGTCCCAGAAGATGATTAAGTTAAGCAAGATGGTGCAACCACATTTCTATCCGTTTTGGCATTCAAGGGCACCGTATTTGATACTTAACGGCGGTCGTGGCTCATTTAAATCATCGACAGTTAGTCTGAAGCTTGTCATGATGCTGAAAAGGCAAGCGCAAGAAGGCCATAAAGCAAACATCATCGTCATTCGAGAGAACACGGTTAACTTGCGTGATACTGTATACAGCCAAATCGGTTGGGCAATTGACATGCTCAAAATGACAGACGAGTTTGTGTTCAACGTATCGCCTATGCGCATAACGCATCGTGGAACTGGTAGCACATTCTACTTCTATGGCGGTGA